GTAACTTCACACGCATCACCGACACAAATAACACCGTAATTTTTTTTCATTTATTTTTTTAAAAGCCGTTGCAAATTGTAGCGGCTTTTTTTTATGCAAAAAAATAAATTTATTCGTTACACAAGTATGACAGTAGTAAATCAAAATAATGCGACGCAAACTTTTATCATTATTCCAAAAGGATATATTGAGGGCGAGGCTTTGACATTAAAATTAAAAGATGAACAGACAAAAGAAGTATTCACTTTTACAAGTCCAGACGTATTTCCAAACGTTTATGATTTAGTTTATATTCAAAAAGCAATTAACTGCTTATATGAAGGTGCTTTCTTTGAGTTTAAGGTATTAAATTCAAATGGTGATGAATTATATAAAGATTTACTTTTTTCAACTGCTCAAAGCATTACAGACTATTCTATAAATTACCAAAAATATAATACTTTGAACACGAACAATAACGATTTTATCGTAATTCAATAATATGAGAAAAAAAGCAGTAATAAAAGAGGACAAAAAAAGTGTAGGTATAGGCATTGTAAATTTAGCAACCTACACAAGTCCAAAAATAATTGAAGTTAGAAATCAAGACTGGATAAATTACGGATCCGATAATAATTATTTTGGTTATATTCAAGACCGTATTAATGGAAGTCCAACCAATAACGCTATTATAAACGGTATTAGTCAAATGATATTTGGTCAAGGCTTGGACGCAACAGACAAAGCTATTAAACCAGAGGATTATTCGCAAGCCATTTTATTATTTGACAACGATACAGTTGAACGTTTATGTTATGACTTGAAAGCGATGGGACAATGTGCGGTTCAAGTTGTTTATTCTATTGACCGAACTAGAATAGTAGAATGCAATCACTTTCCAGTTGAAACATTACGTAGTGGAAAATGCAACGAGGATGGCGAAGTGGAAGTATATTTTTATGCCGAGGATTGGACAAAAGTAAACAGACAAAACAAGCCAACAGAAATAGCGGCCTTTGGATTTGGAAACGACCAAGAACAGATACTTTATATCAAACCTTATAAAACTGGTTTTTATTATTATTCACCACCAGATTGGCAAGGCGGTTTACAATACTGTGAACTTGAAGAGGAAATTTCTAACTATCATTTGAATAACATAATGAATGGACTTGCGCCATCTATGCTAATCAATTTTAACAACGGAACACCAACAGAAGACGAACAAAGAGATATTGAAAGAAGCATAACGCAAAAGTTTAGCGGCACATCAAATGCTGGTAGGTTCATTCTATCATTCAACGATAACAATAATTATGGTGCAACTATTACACCGGTCCAATTATCAGATGCACACAATCAATACCAATTTTTGAGTGATGAAAGTATGCGAAAAATAATGGTATCACACAGAGTTATTTCACCGATGTTATTAGGGATAAAAGACAACAGCGGATTTGGTAATAATGCCGATGAATTACAGACTGCAACTATCTTAATGCAAAATACTGTTATTAAACCATTCCAAAACTTGCTGATTAAGGAATTCAATAACATTTTAGCTTATAATAGCATCACGTTAAACCTTTATTTCAAGACTTTACAACCTTTAGATGCTGCAAATGAGTTAACAATCACTGAAAAATCCAATACAATTATCGATGGAATAAACTCTTTATCGCCATTAGTAGCTAACAAGGTATTAGAAAGTATGACAGCCGATGAAATACGCTCTTTAGTAGGCTTAAAATCAGCTATAATTCCACAAGAAACAGCACCAATAGAGCCACAAACATTAAGCGAAGATGCAGAAGGTTATGATATTAATTCATTTGATGGTGAAACCATTACAGACGAATGGGAATTAGTGGATAAAAGAGATTACAACGATGAAAATACAGAAATCAAAGAATGGGCAAAATCTAAAATAACAGTAAAAGAAACGCAGTTAAAAGGATTTATTAAAAGTTCACCAAGTGCAGCAAGTTATTTAGATGAAAGCGTTTATAAGGTTCGTTATGAATATACACAAAAACATAGCAGCAGCAATTCACGCTCGTTTTGTGTTAATATGATGGAAAGAACTGCAAACGGTGTAGTGTATAGAAAAGAGGACATCGACCAAGCTAGTTTTCAAGGCATAAATAATGAGTTTGGACACAAGGGTGAAAACTATTCACTATTCAGATTTAAAGGCGGAGTCAACTGTGGCCACGTTTGGAGTGAAAACTTGTATAGATTGAAAACAAAAACAGATGGAACACCATATGCAGACAAAGCACTTTCATCAAGTGAGCAAGTAGAAAGCATTGAAGGATATAATCCAAGTCCAGCCGGAACAGCAGATGCTAAAACTGCACCAATTGATATGCCTTACAACGGACATCACCCAGAATGGATAGCTAAAAACACATAAAAAATGGCGACTACTTTATTTATTACACAGACAGATTTAAAAGCAAATACCATCTTAAATGGGAACGTCGATGCTGATTTATTTATGCAGTTTATTAAGATTGCACAACAAATGCACGTACAAAATTATTTGGGTACAAAACTTTACGATGCTATTACTACCAAAATAAATACATCTACATTAACTGGTGATTATTTAGATTTAGTAAAAGACTATGTGCAACCGATGTTAATACACTTTGCAATGGTGGACTACCTTCCATTCGCTAACTATCAAATTAGAAATGGCGGAGTGTTTAAACATAGATCCGAGAACAGCGAAAGCACCACCAAAGACGAATTAGATTTATTAGTTCAAAAGCATAGAACATTTGCAGACTTTTACGCTAAAAGATTTATTGACTTTATGGGTATAAATGCGAGTGCTATGTTTCCAGAATATTGGACAAATTCTGATAGTGATATGTATCCAGACCAAAAAGCAAATCCTTGCACGTGGGTATTATGAAAGAGCAGCCAAAGAAAGTAGAAAATAAATTCATAGCTTACAAGATTAAGAGCGAGAATTTAGAAAAGATGAAGGAATATCTTAACAAGCAAAACACAAAAAAATGAGTTATAATTTTACACACATAAAAGGCGACACTTTTGATGAGATGCCGTTTGCTATTTTAAAAAATACGGTTGCAGTTAATTTAACTGGTGCCATAATTAAGATGCAGTTAAGAAGCGAATGCGGTGGCTTAATTGCATTATCTTTAACTTCGGTTGCTAGTGCTGGTATAACAATAACAAATGCAGTAGGCGGATTATTTAAGATAAACAAACAAATCATAAACATAGCAAGCGGGAATTATGCCTATGATTTAGAAATACTGTTTTCAGATGGCACAGTCAAGACTTGGTTAAGTGGTGAATTTCTAATTGAATGCGATATAACACGATAATATGAGCGATATAATAGACATAAATATTTATCCAACAGTTGAGACTATTAGTTTGACTATTGCGCCTAATTTAACTACTATAAACGTTAATACGGTAAGCGGTGGCGGTGGTGCTGTGAGTAGCGTAAACGGTCAGACTGGAGTTGTAGTATTAAATCAAGACGATGTACTTGATGGAACAACTTACAAACAGTATTCACAAACAGAAAAGACTAAACTTGCTGGTATTGCTGCCGGTGCAGAAGTAAATGTAAATGCTGATTGGAATGCGGTAAGTGGTGATGCTTTAATTTTAAATAAACCTACCATTCCAAGTGCTGCAACTTTTGTACCATATAGCGGAGCAACGCAAGATGTAAACTTGGGCGAGTTTGGTATTCAATTAGGCAATTTAGAATTCGATTTAACACCTACAAATGTACCTACTGGAGTTGGTTCTATGGTATGGAATGATACTGCTGGAACATTAGATTTGAAACTTAAAGGTGGAGCAGTAACTTTGCAAATAGGACAAGAAACAGTTGCAAGAGTAGTAAACAAAACAGCTACAAACATAACGTTATTAGAAAGCAATTATCAAATAGTTAGAGTAACTGGAGCGCAAGGTCAAAGACCAAAAGTAGATTTGGCATTAGCAAATAATGATTTAAACAGTACTACAACTTTAGGTTTAGTAACTGAAAACATACTTAACAATGCAGAGGGATTTATCACGACTAGCGGACAAGTTCAACAGATTAACACAACTGGAAGTTTGCAAGGTGAAACTTGGGTTGATGGCGATGTACTTTATTTGAGTGGAACAGTAGCTGGACAAGCCACAAACATTAAACCAGCCGCACCTATTCACACCGTGATTATTGGCTTTGTAGAATATGCACATATTAATCAAGGTAAGATATTTGTTAAGGTTGATAATGGTTACGAATTAGAAGAATTACACAACGTATCAGCTATTGCACCTAACAATAATGAAGTATTGACCTATGACACACCAACGTTGCTTTGGAAGCCTAAAACGATTGCAACTGCATTAGGTTTTACACCAGAAAACGTAGCTAATAAAGAGAATACATTATTAGATAATTCAGCAACTAAATATCCAACTAATAATTTAGTCAAGACTTTTGTTACTGATAACTATATGCAAGTTATTCTAAACTGCAATGTATTAGGTACAACTGTAAACGGTGGGACAAATATCGTAATGTATCAAGTGGATGTTCCGGCAAATACTTTCAGTGATTTAGATGCATTTGAAATAGAAGCATTAAGCGCAAAAGTAGGAGTAACAGCAGCATCAACAATAAGAATTTGGACAGATACTGCAAGTACTTTTAATAGTGGAACTGCTCAATTTTTAGCGATTAGTGCATCACTTGGAACGACTAACTTATTTCAAACCATTAAAAGAGAATTTCACGTTAGAGGTTCAACTATTAAATGTTTAGCTAATACGGTAGGAATAGCTACGGATGAGGCTACATCGACATTAGCTGCTAATCCTTGGGCATCATATACGTTTAATCCAGCAGTTGCAAACACGTTATATTTTACAGTAACTGGAAATGCTGCCGATACTTTTACTAAACAGAATTTTAAAATAACTCGATACAAAAATAAATCTACAATCTAATGAAACAGAATTATCACAAACATTTTATCGGTGGCTTATTTATAGCGTTACTTTTAAATCAAACCTATTCGGGTGTGCCTTTATTAGTTCAGTTCTTTATCAGTGCTTTTATCACTGCCGTAATAGCTACGATGTGGGAGTGGGGATGGGAAATGTATAGCAAAGCACCAGTTGATTATTGGGATGTTAAATGGAGTGTAATCGGTGCATTAGTAATTCAAATAGTCTACACAATATGGTAAAGTTAAAAGCGTTTTTAAAAGAGTATTGGGTAGTAATTTCGTGGTTAATAACTGTTTTAATCGATGCGCAATATAATATCCTTCAAGATTTTGGAATAAATAACGGACTGATTACAATAATAAAAGTAGGCGGTTCAGCATTATTAGCATATATGACAAAAGATAATTTTAAATCAAAAATAACAATAAACGAATGAATTTTTTACAAGACAATTGGTTAGCATTAGTTGGATATATTTCAGTGCCAGTAGCGTGGATTTTTGGAGGCAGAATGAAAGCTAAAACCGATGCAGTTTCCACTATGCAAAATATGTATAATGGTTTTTTAGAAGACTATAAAGATAGGATGTCAGAAGTTATGACCGAACTATCAGAAATGAGAAAGCATAACAGAGAATTACAAAACAAGTTTAACGAGATACAATTAAGTTACGCAAAGGAAATAGAAGTTTCTCAAAATTGGGAACGTTTACATAGAGAATTAGAAGCGAAATATAACAAGTTACAAAGTGACTACGACAAATTAAAATTGGAAGTAAACAAACTTAAAAAAGGAATATGAAATATTTATTAATTTTGCTGTTGTTTGTCAGTTGTGGTGCCAGAAAGGTGGATAAGTCCAAAATAGACGAACAAAAGAAGACAGAAACGCAAATCGCAATATCAGATACATCCAAGACCAGCACGAATATAACTGAAAATCTAAACATAGTTAATAATTCAACAAGTGACGAAATAGAAGTAACACCTATTGACAGCACAAAACCGATGGTGATAGATGGCAAGACTTATTTAAACGCTAAAATTAAGCATCAAAAAAAGAAAGTTAGTATAAGTATAGTAAAAGATAAAACAATAGCGCAAATCGAAGAAAAAGCGGTTAATATCAAAAGTAACAACAAGATTGAAGAACACAAACAAAGCACAGTTAAGAAAATAGACAAAGAAGCCGTTTCATTCTGGAACTATCTTTGGTTTATATTTTTAATTTTGGGATTGATAGCATTAGGTATTTATTTAAAAAACAAATTTAGTATATTATGAAAGTAAGCAAGCATTTAACACTCGAGGAATTAACACATTCAGAAACTGCCATCAAATTGGGAATAGTAAACCAGCCTAATCAAGTCCAATTAGCAAATTTAATCAGATTAGCAGAAAAGGTTTTCGAGCCAGCAAGGGAGCATTTTAACGTACCAATTCACATCACAAGCGGTTATCGTATCATTAACTTAAATCAAGCCATTAAAGGCAGCGTAACAAGCCAACATTGCAGAGGCGAGGCTATTGATATAGATATGCAAGGCAGTAAGGTAACAAATGCTATTTTATTTCATTGGATAAAAGACAATTTGAAGTTTGACCAACTTATCTGGGAATTCGGTACAAAAGACAATCCAGATTGGTTGCACGTATCTTATTCTGACAAGAATAGAAACCAAGTTTTAAGAGCCAAAAAAGTAAATGGCAAAACTAATTATGAAAAATTTTAATATTTTAGTTGTTTATTAAAATAATAGTTCTATCTTTGGCTCATCAATTTGGCTAGACACCTATTGATTAAGTAGGTTGCCATTTTGATGACCGAAATAACCCTTAACAAAGACCGTCTAGCCTCTTTGATTAAGGGTTTCTTGTTTTTGTCTACAATCACGTTTGCGAGAAATTATCAACTTACTACAAAATGATGGGTTACCATCGGGTTATGCGAAAGTAAGCACCAGACTAAATCGAAATGGTGGCATCAGTATTTAAGTACTGCAAGTTCGAAAGCTAATTTAACTTAAATAAAATTTAGCATCTTTCAAAGTGACGAAACTCAACGGAAGAAAGTAAATAGTACCCAATGGATTTAGCTTTTTTTTTGGCTATTTCTCTTGGGTTTACTATATCTTTAAAGCAACAAAATCTAACAAAAGAAAGTAAATAATTAACTAACTAACTTTGAAAATACACTATAAGTAACTTTGAAAATACATTATAAATAACTAAACAAATAACTAAACAAGTAAATAAATAACTAATATGAAAAAAGTAATTACAATTTTAGCAGTTGCATTAATATCTTTTAGCTGCTCAACAGATGAAACAATATCAAACAGTGATTGCAACTGTGGTGAAGTGATACAAGCATCAACGTTTAATGTTGCTGGTCCAGATGGAGTGACACCGTATACAGTCTTTAAAGTAAAAAACAACTGCACTGATGTTATAACACAGCAACAAGTTTATGAAATAGTAAGTTTAGGAAGTCAATACTGTAATTAGATGAAAATTAAAATAATATCAATAGAAAGAAATAAATTAGGCGGTAAAAATTTAATTGAAGTAATTTGGAAATATAAAAAAATACAAAAAGTAAATTATATAATTACTGACGAAGACTTTTCAAATGAATATATTACTAATTATTTAGAAAATATAAACTATGAAAGCAAAGAAATGTAAAGTTTGTCAAGTATCATTTGTTCCAGTATCATTTGCACAAGCAGTTTGCAATTATAAATGTGCCATCATTCATTCTAAAAACCTAAAAGACCAAAAAGAGGCAAGAGAATGGAAAGCAGAAAAGGCCGTTTTAAAGGACAAATTAAAAACACTTTCACAATATGAGGCAGATGCAAAGAAGTCGTTTCAAAAGTGGGTTAGAATGCGTGACAAGGATTTACCTTGCATTAGTTGTGGAAACTTAAATACAACAGATTGGGCCGGCGGTCACTTTTATAGTGCTGGGATGTATTCGGGTTTGATGTTTGATGAGAGGAACTGCCACAAGCAATGCAACAGCCATTGCAATAAGTTTTTATCTGGAAATTTACTTGAATATAGAAAAGGATTAATAAACAGATACGGAAATGAATTTGTCCAGAAGTTGGATCTGATTAGCGACGAGAAAAGAAACTACAAATATTCCAAAGATGAATTAATAGCTAAAAAATTAAAGTTTGACATTTTAATTAAACAATTAAACGTATCTTTGTAATGTTATCATTCATAATTTGGTTTAGTGACCCGAGAGAATTCCCTTGTCTTTATTGGCTTGGGAATTTTTTTTTGAAAATAAATGTAAAAAAGTTTTTTTATTAACAAATTGTTTATATATTTGTACCAGCAATAAAGCGAAACACTAAAACAAATATTATGACCACATTAGATTTTGTAAAATTAGAAATTGAAAAAGAAGCAAATACTTACGCTGCTAAATATGAAACAACAGTTAAAGAATTATTTTTTGGAGATGAAGTTTTAATGTTCTTTAATAATCCAACTTTAGAATTTTCTTTTGAAAATGGATATATAATTTATTCAGATGAACCTAATACTAAAGAATCTATTGGGAAACAATTTACTTGTTCTTTTAAAACTCCTAAAGGATATATTTCAAGTAAAAAAATCAATGTAGATATTAAAAATAAAAGCAATGTTACTATTCAAGAAGCTACAGAATTATTAAAATATAACACTGATGCAGTCGTTAATAATTTTGATCCATTTTATAAAGAAAATCAAGCTAAATATAGAAATTCAGCTGCTTTGAATTTCATAGCTTCTAACTATTTACAAGACGATTGCAGATAATTAAAAACAAAGTGGAGCAGCATACTATAAACTGCATTTAAAACTATGAAAACATTTTTATCAAAACAGAAATACCAAGTTTATTTTATTGCAATCGTTGCAATTTATTTTATCACTAGATTTTTATATTAATCACTAAACACTAAACATTATGAAAACATTATTTGAAACATTAAAACCAGAATTTTTAGAAAAATTACAACAAGAGGCTTTATTATATCCTTGTTTAACTGAAAAGACAATTTTAGAATTAAAAGGAAATATCTCTTGGCTAAATTTAACTGTAAATACTGCCGTAAATTTATGCAGATTTAACGATAAAAATTTAGGAGTAATTGAATTATCTAACTTATTTAATAAAGACTAAAGATGGGAACTAAAAGCACAATAAATTACAAAGGGTTCGATTTCGATTTTGAGTATAACTACGAGCCTTATGAGCAACAAACTTATGAGTATCCGGGGTCACCAGCAGAATGGGAAATTTACAATATTACACTAAACGGAATAGATGCAGAAGATCTGATTGAAGATATGCGAGAAGATTTTGAACAAGAAGTAGTTGAATATTTAACAAATAATTAAATGAGTTGCGAAGACTTTCAACAGATATACAACCAGATGATGGAAGTATATAAAAGAGATAAAGAACTAACACACATCGAAGTTGTATTTAACATCAAAGAAGTGCAGACAGAAAAGAAAACAGCTATTATTAATATTAAAACTTACAAGTAATGAAATTTGAACTATTTGACAATATTGAATTCGGTGGAATAGATTACGTAGATTATCCAGACCATTCAGACATTTATGTAGTTAGTGCCGATTACGCTGGGCAGCCATTAGATGGTGACCAACTGGACCAACTAAACAGAGACAGCCAATTAATCTTTGAATTATACGTGAAATATGGAGATTAAAGACACACGCTGGGTATTACTAGAGGAAGGCTATCCGCACACTGTTTTACTTACACACGATGAAGCACAAGCAATGAAACAGAAATGGCAAATGATACATCCTTATTTAAGTTATAGCCTTTATTATGATGAATATTACGAATACACAGAAATCACTAAAACAAATTAAAAAATGGAAGACCTAATTAATTATTTAAGACACAGCAACGAAGCCTTAAGAGTAGAAAACTTAAAACTACAAGACCAAGTTGAACGAATGACAATGAACATCGAAGTTATAGATGCACAGATTATTTCAAACGAGTACCAAAACAATTATTCATACACATTAAAACAAAACTAAAATGGAAAAAACAATTTTTGAAACGCAAAGACAATTAGAACTAGGAGAAAAACTTTCAAACATACAGTTTGAGTTCAAAGCACAGAAAAGCAATTTTAATGCATTTGGAAAATACAAATTTAGAAGTGCTGAGGATATTCTAGAAGCATTAAAACCATTTAATCAAAAGTACAAAGTTTATTTTACGATTAATGAAAGTTTAATAAATGCTAACCCACCAATAATGCAAAGCATCGCTACTATTTTTGATGTTGAAAGTGGACAGAAAATAGATGCACAAGCTATTGTTGAAATAGACAAAGAGCAAAAAGGAATGGCAATGCCACAAAGATATGGTTCTGCAAGTTCCTACGGTAAAAAATACGCATTAGGTAACTTACTTTTGATTGATGATACTGCCGATGCTGATGCAACCAACAAACACGAAAAAACTACATTAGTAGTAAAAGCAGAATTAAAAGTTGGAACAACAGAATATTCAAAAGCATTAGATTATATGCAAGGCGGTGGCGATATTACACTAATTGAAAAAAAATATACATTAACAGCCGAAGTAAAAGAGGCATTATTAAACAACAAATAAAATGATTAAACAAATTAAAATAGGAACTGAATTTGTCTGCATTAAAAAGGTAAAAATGAAAGATAATAAAAAAGTAGTTTATAAAAAAGGTAAAATTTATAAAAGTGAAAAAACAGATTGCATTACAAATGAAGAGAAACAAATAGAACACTATTGGAATTGCTATGAATTTATAAAACACTTTATACAAATAAAAAAAAATTAATAAATTAATAAAATGGAAGTACAAGGACAGATTATCGTAGTAGGAGCAACCGAAACAATCGGAGCAAAAGGATTTAAAAAGCGTTTAGTAGTAGTCAAGACAGACGAACAATATCCACAGACTATTCCAGTTGAGTTCACACAAGACAAAACTAACTTATTAGACAACTTTGCAATTGGTGATACAGTCAAAATCGGTATTAACTTGAGAGGCACAGAATGGCAAGGTCGTTACTTTGCAAACATTCAAGGCTGGAACATCAACAAAGGTGAAAGAGAAAAGAGTGCTGAAAGTTTTATGCCAGACAGACAAGGTATAAACGCAATGATGGACAATGCAGAGCAAGAAGACGAGTCAGATGGTTTACCTTTTTAAATTTAACTATAAATCGGCAGTAAATTAATATTGCTGCCGATATATTAAAACACTAAAACAAAATTATGAAAACAGCAATGCAAGAATTATTTAGCCAATTAGAAATTGAGCATCCAAATTTATTTAATACAAATACTTTAGAAGGTAGGCAATTTATTAATGATTATTATAAATTTTTTGAATTAGAAAAACATCAAATAAAAAATGCTTATGTAAATGGTCAATTTAATGCAGTTGAAAAAGAAGCAAAAGGAACAAGTGAAAACTACTATAATACAGAATTTGAATTATGTTAATAGACTACAAACAACAATTAGAAATCATTCGCAATATCAGAAGCGGAAAACTAAAAGAAGGATTGAAACTTGATATACCAGAATTAGACGAATACATTCGTTTTAAGACATCAAATTTCAATATAGTACTTGGACACGCTAATGTAGGTAAAACGACCAGCATTCTTTATCTAATGCTTTGTTATTCATTAAAACATAATCTTAAATGGTTGGTATGCTCGACAGAAAATGACAGTTATTCTTTGATCCGAAAGATAGTAGAATTTTTAGATGAAACACCAATAAATTTAGTAAGTGAAAGCAACTTTAAAACACATACTGATTTTATAAATAATCATTTTAAATTTGTAGATAATTCAGTAATGTACGATTACCACACAGCATTGGTAATGTTCAAAGAAGTTAAAAAGGAATTCAACTATAATGGAATACTTCTGGATCCGTATAATGCACTTATAAAAGACCACGATCAAATGAAATCTTTAGGCGGTCACGAATACGATTATCAAGCGTGTACAGAAATGAGAATGTTCTGCAAGGAAAATAAAATTTCAATGTGGTTAAACACACACGCAAACACAAACGCTTTAAGAATGGTGTACAAGAACGACCATCAATTTGCTGGGCATCCGCTGCCGCCAATGGCATCAGATGTAGAAGGTGGCGGTAAGTTTGTAAACAGAGCCGATGACTTTGTAGTGATACATCGATTGACTTTGCACCCACAACTATACACTACGACAATGATACACATCCGGAAGGTAAAAGAGATTGAAACTGGAGGCCGACCAACAAGCATTGATAATCCGATAGAAATCGTAGCTTTACAAAATAATGTTGGCTTTAGTATAAATGGCAAATCGATTTTGAGGACCATCAAAGAAAGCCAATTAAACTTTTTGTAGATGATTTTAGATATACTTTTCTTGAAGCATAACCTTTGGTTAAAATACGTTTTATCTTTTGGGTGTAATGAAGACATAGCAGAAGATTATGTTCAAGAAATGTATATTAAAATACACACGTACAATCAAAATAAAAATAATGATTTAATGTACAATGGAACGGAAGTAAATTATTTTTTTGTTTACGTTACTTTAAAGAATATGTACTTTGATGATTTAAGAAAAGCAAAAAAAAGAGCAGTAATAAATATTGACGATGTTATTCTAGTGCAAGATGATATAGAGTATACAGAGGTTGAATTTAATAAAAAAAACAAGTTAGTAAAAGATTGGGTTATTGACTTGGATAAAGAGATAAACGAAATAACAGAATACAGCAGTTACAAGGCATCTTTATGTTATATTAAGTTCATATACCAAAAGATATTTATCGAGGCTTATTCAGTCACTAAACTAGCAGAAGAAACCAACTTAAGTTATTGGAGCATACGCAACACAGTAGTAAGAATTAAAAAACAAATTAAAGATGGAATTTGATTTAGAAGAACAATTTACAGTAGATGAAAGAGTAATAATGCTACTCAATAAATATCCTATTGAACATTTAAAAGAAATAGTAAACGGATTGATTACACAAAGCAGAAAACGTGATGAGACACAAGCGTGTAATTATTGGAACAAAGTAGCAACAGAAATTAAAACAAAAACAAAATGAAAATATCAGAATTACCAAAAGAGATTAGAGAAAAGGCTTTAAAGTATAGCGGAATGAAAAAATATAATGGTGAATTAAATGATGATTTAGGACTTGCTTTTGAATGGAAATTAACACCAGAGCGTTATGCTTATTGGGAAGATTGGAACGATGCTAAACCAACAGAAAAGCCAATACAATACCAAATAGGAATTGATACGTTTGAACGAATGGAAAGTAACTGCACATTAGAAGAACGATTATCATTTGTTCGTGGGAACATAGACAAGTATAATTGGAGAAAAAAAGGACAAGACAAACAAGACTTTGAAAAGATTATTAATTACGCTCAGTGGGCGATTAAACAGTTGGAAAAGAAATAAGATGAAAAGAACTATTAGAAATCTATAAAAAAGAAAATCAGCTATGACACCAGCAAAAGAAAAAGCAAAAGAGTTAGTAGATAAGTATTATCAATTAGCAGAAGATTTAGAATGGACTACTGATAGTGAAACAAAAGAAAAAGCAGAAAAATTTAATGATGAGTTAGGTGCTGATGTTTTAACATATTGGAATGAATTAGCCAAACAATGCGCATTAATAGCAGTTGATGAGATATTAGATAGTCACTATAAATTACTATCTGGAGTAAATACTACTACATATAATTATTGGAAAGAAGTAAAAAACGAAATAAATAACCTATGAAACAACACTATTCCTACACAGCAAATGAAATGGGTGACGAGCCGAAAGAATTAAAACTAGGTAATAAACTTGAATGGCTATTTAAAGTAACTGGCATCAAGTGGCTGGTAAAAAAGATAAATCCAAACTGCAACTGTGAAAGCAGAAAAGAATATTTAAACCAAATAACAATCAAAAGAAAATGAAAAAAGCAGATAAAGAATGGTGGCAGCATTTTAGAGATAATTTAAGAAACACAGTAAGCAATGACGAGTATAAAATGATAAGTGAATTACACGCTCATTATTTTAATCACGCTGTAAATTATCCTTGCAAGTGCAACCCTAAAATTATACAGTCTTACATTGATGATTTAAATAAAAAATATTTAGAAAATGGAAAGTAATAGTTTAAAAGAAATAGTAGAAGCTATAACATTAAAAAATGAAATTGATTTTGTATTGAAACAAATATCAAAAGAAAAAGATTGTAAAAGAATAGAGCAAATAACAATAGCTAAAAAATATAATTTACCTTATAGTTCTAAACTTGCAACGTTAATGGCTAATTTAATTTACAAAGAAAATGAGTAATGAAACATCACACCACAAATGGGAGCAAGGCATTATTCATTTGATGAACTTGGATGGCTGGCAATTAGAATGGACTGGTGAAGGGATGGAGCATTACGATGCCAAAGGTAAAACACCAAAAGGGTTCGATTGCGTGATTGAATTTAAGTTACGACACAAATATTATCCCACAAAAATATTAGAAAAAGTAAAGTATGATTTTCTAATGGAAGAACAATGTATGAAGTTCTATTACGTATTTGATAGTAATGGAAACTACCTTTATCATTTAGATACTTTAAAGTTACCAGAACAAACTGCTATAAATTGTAAAGCAACTGAAAAGTTTGAAAGTTCTAAACTAATAGACAAGTTTTGCTATATGCTATCAGAAAGTCAAGCATCGATAATTAATAAATATTAAAAATGATAAATGTTTTAGAAATCTTTGCCGGATCTAGAAGTATAGGAAATAAAGCAGAAGAATTAGGTATGAATGTTTTTTCAATAGATTGGACTGCATATGAAAAAATTAATCTTGTTACTGATGTTGAAAATTTAGAATTGAATCAAGTTCCATTTATTCCAGATGTAATTTGGGCAAGTCCAGACTGCACAACATATTCAGTTGCCGCTTGTAACACCCATAGAAATAATAGTATAGAACCGAAAACTGACTACGCTATAAAGTGTGATAACGTAAACAAACACTATTTAAACCTTATTAAAGAATGGTTAGAAATTAACCCTAATATGGTTTTCTATATTGAAAATCCACGAGGAATGATGCGTAAAATGCCTTTTATGAAAGATTTACAAAGAGTGACTGTTTGGTATTGTGCCTATGGAGATAGTAGAGCAAAGCCTACTGATATTTGGAGTAATAATATACAATCTATTTTTAATCAAAATGGATGGAAACCAAGAGCAGAATGTTTTAATAATAATACAAAATGCAAACACGAAAGCGCACCAAGAGGATCTAAAAAAGGAACACAAGGAAAAAAAACAAGTTATAATAGAAGTAAGATTCCAGAACAATTATGTGAAGATATATTAAAAGCATCTATAATAGTTAGATATTAACAATTATTTAGTATCTTTGTAAAATAATCACTAAACACTAATAAAATGAATGAATTAACAAAAATTGAATTACTACTTCAAACCATCGAAGTTGAAAGAGCCAAACAGATTGAAACGTTATTGGCTAAAATAGAAGAGATAAATCGTTTAATCGGATGATAGTTCTAATAGATGCGGACAGTTTAATCTGGTCCAGTTGCTACAAAGCAAAAGAGCAAGAAACAGATAGTGGATTTCATTCCATAGAAGATGCAAAGCTAAAATTTGATGAAGTATTTTTTTCTATTATTAATCGAATAGAAGAAACCTACGAACTGGATAAGGTTATGACCTTTGCTGGTTCAAAAGGTAACTTTAGAAAACAAATATCAGATACTTACAAAGCCAATAGAATAGCAAGAGATATTCCACCAATACTGAATGAACTGCAAGACTATGTTATAAGTACATACGAAGCCAAACAAGGATATGGAATTGAAACAGATGATCTGGTAGCAACATATTGGAAAAACCTATCAGAAACATTCGGAAGGAGCGAAGTACTAATTGTAAGCATAGACAAAGACTATAAGCAATTACCTTGTTTAATTTACAATTACCATTTAAAACATCAGTGCTATTATGATATAGATGAGCAAGAAGCAAAATATAACTTTTATGAGCAAATGATAATGGGTGACACATCCGACAATGTAAACTTCTGCAAGGGATATGGCAAGACATACTGCAAGAAAGCATTTAAAGACTGTTTAAGCGATTATAGTTATATAAGAGTAGTATTTGAACTATTTAAAAAGATATACAAAAGCAAGGCACGTGAGAACTATATTCAGTGCTTTAGATTATTAAAATTAAAAACAAAGTAAAATGAATTATAAAGCAATATCCGAAGAGATAAAAGAAAAGTTAAACATAGATGTATTTGAAAATTCAAGAAGACAAAACGTAGTAGATGCCAGAAGCCTATTTTGTTATATCTTACGCAAAGATTTTCATTTAACGTTATACACAATAGTTGATGTATTTAAGACCAATGGCAAAACGTTTTCACATTGCAGCGTTTTGCATAATGTGAACACTTTTGAAATAGCAAGAAAAATAGATTATAGACTTGACGAAATCAGAAACGGTATTTTAAGAACAGCAAATCCAAAAGCAGTATTAATTAATCGAGTAAGAGAGATTTACGATTTAGACCGAATAAAAGGATTGAATAATTTAATAGACTTTCAAGAGCAACAAATAAAATAAACTAAAAGCCAAATGAGTAAAAAAGGAAATCAAAACAGAAAAAGTTTCAAGTCAGATATAGTAATTGAGTACATTCAAAGATTTCCAAAAGCATCAACTATGGCCATTGCCAGAATGGTTCTAGAAGAAAATAAACTTTACTTTGATAATCTAGAACAAACAAGAGCGATGGTCAGAGGTTACAGAGGTGAACTAATAAAAGGAGCAAGTCAAAAAACAATAGTACAAACAAGAACAGCAGAGGAAAAAAAGAACTTTGTAAGACGTAAACTGCCAGAGAGTGACTATGAAAAATGCGAGCCGTTTATAATTCCAAAAGGACAAAATAACATACTTATTTTATCAGACATACATTTACCTTATCAAGACAACAAAGCACTTGATTTAGCTATTAACTACGGTATAGAAAATAAAGTAAATGCTGTTTATTTAAATGGTGATACTCTTGACTTTTATATGGCATCAAGGTTCTTGAAAAATCCAAGATTAAGGGATTTGGCTGGAGAGTTAGAAATGGGCAGAGAGTTTTTACAACTGCTGCAAGAAACATTTAAGTGTCCTATATACTTTAAGATAGGAAACCACGAAGTAAGATGGGAGCATTTTTTGATGATTAAGGCACCCGAATTATTAGGTATTGATGATTTTAAGTTGGAACAGTTATTGCGCTTTAGAGAGTACGGAGTGACGTTAATAAAAGACAAACAAATGGCAATGGCTGGCAAACTTCCTATCTTGCACGGTCACGAATGGTATGGCGGATTTGCACCACCAGTTAACCCAGCAAGAGGATTATTTTTAAAAGCAAAAGAGAGCGCAATAGTAGGACATCATCACAGAACAAGTGAGCATACAGAAAAGACTTTGAGCGGTGATGTAGTTACAACTTGGTCAACTGGATGCCTTTGCGGATTAGAGCCAGAGTATGCACCTTACAATAATTACAATCACGGATTTGCACACGTAAAAATTGGAAGTGATGGAAACTATGAACTTAAGAATATGAGAATTATTAATTATAAAATAGTATAGAGATGGCAGATATATCAAAATGCGCAGACAGTCTTTGTCCTTCAAAAGATTATTGTTATAGATTTACTGCACCAGCATCAAAACTTTGGCAATCATATGGACAATTCAACAGAGAATTAGACGCTTATAATTGTTCTATGTTTTGGGCAAATGGAAAGCAATCAGACAAATGTAAATTAAATGGAGTTAAACGGGATGGTGAAATGTGCAATTTAGATTATTGTACATATCCAAAATGTGTCCAGGATGATTATTGTGAATATTGCCATAAAACAAATAGCGAACACAAAATGAGTTGTTCAACACAAAAAACACAAATAAAATAATATGAATAAAACAGTAAAAATATCAGAGGTAAAAGTCAATCCTAACAATCCCAGATTAATAAAGGATGACAAGTTTAAAAAATTAGTTCAGTCTGTAAAAGACTTTCCAGAGATGCTAAACATTCGTCCTATTGTAGTTAATAAAGATATGATTATACTAGGTGGCAATATGAGATTTAAGGCTTGTAAAGAAGCCGGATTAAAAGAAGTACCGATAATTATAACAGACCTAACAGAAGAGCAACAAAAAGAGTTTTTAATTAAAGACAATGTAAGTGGTGGCGAATGGGATTGGGATATGTTAGCCAATGAATGGGATGTTCAAACTTTAAAAGATTGGGGATTAGATGCACCAATTTATTTTGATGATGAAGATATTGACTTTGATAATATAAATTCAAATGAAGATAGGAATGCAGATAAACAAAGTAAGGTAGTAACGTGTCCTAAATGTTCACATAAATTTGATGCATAATGGCTATACCATATATGGGTTCAAAAAGAAAATCAGCACAAAAAATTTATCAAACTATTATAAATTTTAATCCAGATAAAAAAACCATTGTAGATTTATTCTGCGGTGGTTTTGCTATTGGAGAATTATTTTATAAAAATGGATTTAATGTTATTGCAAATGATAAAAATAAATATGTGACTGCTTTATTAGACGAAACAATAAACAAAGGTTTAAATGAGCAAAAATGTTTAGAATTTATTACAAGAGCAAAGTTTGAAGATGTGTTGAAAAATAGCGATAACTATGAAGATTGGTATGTAGGCTATGTAATGTGTATTTGGTCATTTGGTAATAATCAAAAAGCATATATTTTCGGAAAAGAAACAGAGCCATACAAAAGAGCTGGTCACGAATTAGTAATAAATAAAGACCCAAAACTTTTAAAACAATTACTACCAAATATCCCTCAAAAATATATAGATGGTATAATAAAACAAACAGACTGGCATAAGAGAAGAATAGCACTTGGTAAAGTTGCAAAAGTTTTAAAGAATAGAATTTTAGAACTGGAACGACTGGAACGACTGCAACAACTGGAACAACTGGAACGACTGGAACAACTGCAACAACTGGAACGACTGGAAATTTATAGTAATAGTTATAATGAAGTAGAAATACCAAAAAATGCAATAATATATTGTGACCCACCTTATCAAGGAACAGCAGAGTATAAAGAGGGAGCATTCAATCATAAAGAGTTTTGGAATTGGGTAAGAGAAATATCAAAGAGCCATAAAATTTATATATCAGAATACAACGCACCAGAAGATTTTGAAGTATTACTTTCATTTAGTCAAAAGAGTACTTTGCAAGGCGGAAATCAAAAACATAATAATCAACCAGACGAAAAACTATTTGTACCAATAGGACAAGAAAAATATATAATATAATGGGAAAGAGTAAAGAGGAACACGAAAGAGAAATTACAGATGTAATAGTAAATAATAAAATTATGTGTGCAGACCATATCTTTGCACACTATACCGGTTTAAAATCTTCACAGTTTTATAAATTAGAACTACAGAAATCGGAGAGCATAAAAGACGCTATACATACCAACAAGTCGAAAGGTGCGTCTTATCTTTTAAATAAATTTATAGCGAGTGATAATCCAACTTTACAAATTAGTGCATTCAAAATAATATGTTCAGATGAGCAAAGAAAAAAACTATCGATGCAATTTGTAGAGTCAGAAAACAAACACGAACTAAAAGAGTTTACAGTACGAGTAATCGACAACAACCCGGATGGAAATACAAACCAATAAAATATACACCCATTTAGATAGGTCAGATAAAAGAATTACGATTGAGCAAGGTGGGTCCAGAAGTGGCAAGACCTATAATATTTTAATGTGGCTTATCTTTAGTTATTCAGATAGAAACAATGGCAAGACGATAACCATCTGCCGAAAAACATTCCCAGCATTGCGAGCAAGTTCGATGCGGGATTTTTTCGATATATTAAAACACTACGACATCTATAAAGAAAGCAATCACAATAAAAGTAATTCAGAATACTTGCTTAACAACAACCTATTTGAGTTTATAAGTTTGGACCAACCACAGAAGGTAAGAGGTCGTAAACGTGATGTATTGTATATTAACGAGGCAAACGAATTATACTTTGAAGACTGGCAGCAGTTAATATTAAGAACAACAGACAAGGCAATACTTGACTACAATCCTTCAGACGAATTCCACTTCATTTACGATAAGATAAAGCCAAGAGATGATGCAGAGTTTTATATAACTACCTATAAAGACAATCCATTTTTAGATGAGCAGACAGTAAACGAAATAGAGCGTTTAAAGACCGTTGACGAAAACTATTGGAATATCTATGGCTTGGGTTTAGTTGGTTCATCACAAGCCCTTATATTCAGAATTAACGAGTGCTTAAGTATTCCAACAGATGCCAAGTTTTTAAGTTATGGAATGGACTTTGGATATACTAATGACCCGACCACATTGGTGGCTATTTACCAGCAAGGTGATAACATATTTTTGAAAGAGTTAATCTTTGAAACTAAATTAACAAATCGAGATATTGATACAAAGTTAAGGCTGCACGAAATAGAGCGAAAAGAAATCTATGCTGATAGTGCAGAGCCAAAATCAATCGAGGAACTTTATAGAATGGGTTGGAATATTAAACCAGCTACAAAAGGACAAGGAAGCGTAAACATAGGAATTGATATGATGAAACGATATAACCTTTATGTTACAAAAGATAGTGTCAATATGATAAAAGAATTCAGAAACTACAAATGGCAAGAAGACAAAAACGGAAATATATTAAACGTTCCGGTGGATATGTTCAACCATACAATAGATGCGGTCCGTTATGGCCTTTATGATAAATTAGCCAGACCAAACTACGGCAAGTATGCAGTAAGATAATCACAAATAAAAAACAAACACGTTATATGAATATGAAATTAATAGTACCATCAAACTTAACCGAAATAAGTCTTTCAAAATACCAAGAGTATTTAAAAGCATTCGAGCAAAGTAAAAATGAAAAGAATGCAGAAACATTTTTATCATTAAAAATACTTGAAATCTTTTGTGAAATAACAGAAGAGCAAAGCAAACAGATACAGCAAGACGATGCTAATAAAGTAGTAAAGATTATTATAGATTTATTAAGCCAAGAGCCATCACTTGTTGAAAGTTTTATGCTTGATGGAATTACATTTGGATGGGTGCCGAAGTTAGACGATTTAAACTTTGGAGAGTTTTTAGATTTAAATAATAACATCACAAGTTGGGATAATATTGTTACAGCTATGGGAGTGCTTTACAGACCAGTTACAGAGTTCACAAAAGATGGCAAATATAACATTGAAAAATACGAAGGCGACAAGTATCATCATCTATTGAAAGATATGCCTATCAGTGCTGTGTTTGGTGCCAATGTTTTTTTTTGGAATTTAGGAACGGACTTGGTGACAGCTACACACAAATTTTTGGAAAAGGAATTGAAGCAGATGAATTTACACCAGAGGCACAATTTACAGCAGAATGGGGATGGTTCAGTTCACTATTTGAACTCGCTAAAAACGACATTACAAAAGTTAAAAAGGTATTAGATATAAATATGCATTTGTGTTTTAAGATGCTTTGTTATAAGATAAGCAAAGACGAATTAAGACAAAAGCAAATGGATAAAATAAACAAAAAATATGGAAAATAAAAAAGGAGTTGAAGCACTTTACGATTTAATAGATACGATAAATTATGAGTTGCAAAGCAATCCATTTGTAAATAAAGTAACTATTGGAACACTTACAGAAATAGATCTGGCAAAGCAAACCATTTTTCCTTTGAGCCACATCACGATGAACAGCGTACAGCATAACGAAAATACCTTATCATTTGATTTAACTATTTTTAATCTGGATATTGTAAACATATCAAAAGAGGGTGAAATAGGCGTTTACGGCAACGATAATTTATTTTACATACTAACTAATCAACTTTACGTTATCAATCGTCTAATAAGCAGATTAAGACAATCAACGTTGCACAAAGATGGATGGGAATTAGAAGGCAACCCAACAAGCGAAGTTGTAGATAAAGAGACTGAAAATATGTTGGCCGGTTATGAAACAAACATAACTGTAACTATTCCAAACGATATAAACAAATGTTAGACTTAAGAGTAAAATATAAACATTTAGAAGATGCTATGAATGCCTTTGGTGACAAGGTAGTGGCCGATGCAAAGCAGAATTTAAAAGAGCGTAAAAAAGTAGATACTGGCAAATTAGAAAAGAGTGTAGTCAACAATGGTATTAAGTTTTCAAAACGTAGTTTAACTTTAAACATATCGATGTCAGATTATGGAGCATTTATTGACAAAGGTGTTCGAGGTGTTGGAGGTGTAAGACTAACCACAAGTAAATTCAAAAGAACAAACAACAAGGGAAAGTTGTGGAAGCAGAACGGTGGCGATAGTCCATTCAGCTATAAGAAAGGAATAAAACCAAGTGTTAAACATTTTGTTGACTGGTCCAATAAAAGAGGGTTAAGTCCATACGCAGTACGTGAGGCCGTTTACCATCAAGGATTAAAGCCTACATACTTTTTAAAAGATGCAGTTGAAGACAATATTAAATTAGCACCAGAAGAAATATTAATCGCATTTGGATTAGACGTTGCAAGTACAGTTCGTGAAATAATAAAAGAAAATATAAAATGAAAGTAATATCAACAAGGTCACCGTTTATTATTGTAGTAGGTGATGCAACGGCAATAGCATCAAAAGTAGAATTATTTGTTTGGAATAAGGGAACAGCTATGCCTACATTTCCAACCTATGTAATGAGTGAAAATATACCATCTGTGACACAGTTAGAAATGACTTATAATATATCACCATTCCTAACAGAGTACATCAATCAAATAGAGCCAAACAAGGCATCTACAACGGTCACAGTTGAAAGTAATTCAAACTGGGTATATTGTTTTGCTAAAGCATATTTTACAGCAAATGGAACAACGTTTACTTTATTTTCTGAAGAGTTATATGTTTGTTTAAATTCATTTACAAATCCAGATAGCGGAGTTAATTTTGATATTTCAAACTTTCAATATGTGCTATTAACACCAGATGATAAAATAAAAATAACCACCTACACAAACTTTGCTATTCCTTACTACAATTTTGTTTGTGAGCGTGATAGTGTGAATAGTTATATAGTTCGATATTATGATGCAACTGGCAGCGTAATTAATGCACAGACTATTTTAACCGCTGGAGCGATTGAAGAGTACAATTATAGAATACCATTAGCATACGGTTCTACAAGTGTGCAAATGAAAATATTTTTAGGAACAGATTTAATTCACGAAGTAGATTGCGAATTATTATTAGAATGCAAATACACACCAAATAATGTAGATTATATTAATTCTTACGGTGGATGGCAGTCACTTGTATTTTTTAAAGCAAGTCAAAATAGCATTGATATTAAAAGCACAGACTACAACGTAATACAACCAAGTTACAATTACAATCCAAAGGTAGGACAGAGCAAAACAATGAATACAAACGGCCAGCAAACGGTTAAATGCAATACTGGATGGGTTGATGAAAACTATAATTTATTAATACGTGATTTATTGTTGAGTGAAACTGTTTTATTGAATGGAAAGCCAGTTATAGTAAAAAGCAAACAAATAAGTTATAAGACCTATTTAAAGGACAAAAATATTAATTATACTATTGACTTCGAATATTCAAATAACATCATTAATAACATAGTGTAATGAATAGAAATGTAGAGATATACATAAAAAAGAACACGCAAGTTTATGCTGGTATTACAACGTTTGCAAATAGTTCGCCATTCCTTGCATTTAGAGATACAATCGGAGGGTTTGCAGTTAATCAATATACTGGACATTATGCTATAATGACATCGGGTGATAATATAGGCGCAACAAGTTGGATAGTTTCAAATACAGCAAGCATAATAACTTTAGAAAGTCCAATAGTAGTTTTGGCCGGTGATACTTTTGCTATTTATAAAAGTGATTATCAAAGATTGGATTTATTTAAAGAGGAAAAAATAAAAGTTACTTCTCAAATACAAAACGCAAATGACATAGCTAAATTATATACTGATTATTCACAGTCGTTTAATATTCCAGCATCGAAAAGAAATAACGATATTTTAGAATATTGGTTTGAAGCATCTTTAGATAATGGATTTGACCACCGAAGACGATACGATGCCTATATTGAAATTGATACACACAAATTTAAAGAGGGTAGCATACAACTTGAAAATGCAAAAGTAAAGAACGGGCAACCGGACAGTTTTAACGTTACTTTTTATGGCAACCTTACACAGTTGAAAGATGTAATTAAAGACGACAAATTAAATAGTTTAGATTATTCAGTAACAAATCACACATATGACAGTAGTAATGTAATAACAAGAATAGTTGCACCTACTACCACCGGAGACATCAAATATCCTTTGATAGGAAGTGCAAAGAAATACTTTTATCAAGACCCAGCTTATCCTTTAGACGACATTACAACAGTGGCCGGAGCAGTAAAGTGGAATGACTTATTCCCAGCAATAAAAGTTTCAAGTATCTTTCTTTACATCAGTCAAAAATACGGCATAACCTTTACTGGTTCTTTTTTAAGTTTAGACCAATATCGAAAGTTATATTTATATTTGAAGTCTTCGCTATCTATGAGCGAGCAGACACAAAGATTGCCTTTAAATTTTACAACTATGACTGCTACATTTCCAGAAATGAATTTAGCAAGTGATACATTGACAACACGCTGGGATTGGGTGCCATCAACTGCAATGGGTGATATTTACAACAAAGTTGAAATAAGAATTACACCAGTTGTATCAACAGATATTTACAGCGTTTTCGTTTACAAGGATGGCGAACTTTACAAATCTTATACTAACAAAACCGGCACGACAAATTTAAACGCAGATACAGTAAGACGAAGCACAGATGCAAACCCACATCAATATACATTTAGATTGAGTTCGGATGTAGCAATGACATTTTCACCAAGAGTTAAACTAACACGTAGGTATGGAGTTCTGCCGTATGGTGCCGAAGTAGCATCGAATGATACAGCAGAAAACCCAGCACAAACAACAGTACAAAATATCGACATTGTAAACTATTTGCCAGATATGAAAATATCAGATTTTATTACTGGAATAGTTAAGGCATTTAATTTAATGATAATCCCAAAAGGAAACAATACATTTGAATTTAACCCATTAGAAAGTTTTTATAATGCTGGTAAAATTATTGATATTTCACAATATGTTTATTCGGATGATTTAACCATTGAAAAGCCAAAATTATTCAAGAGTATAGAGTTCAAATACGAAGAGAGCATTAACATCTTAAATCAAGCCTATAAGGGTTTATATGGCACGAGTTATGGTGACCTAATATACACAAACCCACGTACAACAGAAAATGCAACCTATGAAATAAAAGCACCATTTGAAAACGTATTATTTGAAGTACCAAAAGAGGGCAAACTATTCCAAACAGCAACTTTAATTGACAAGGATTTAAAACCATACATTCCAAAGCCGATGTTAATATACTGCAATGGTTTAGTGTCACCTACATTGGCGGGTGCCGATAGAATTTACGTAACTAATTCTGGAGGCGGAACTACTTTAATTACAAATTATAATAGATTTTCAAATGAATATAATTCACTACCAACGGATCCAAGTTTATCACACCTAATGACGATGAATTTCGGGAACGAGCAAAGCAGTTGGTATAACGAACTTGCACCCGAAGGACTTTACAATAGACACTATCAAAATTATATTGAAAATCTTTACAGCATAAAAACAAGAGTATTCAAAGTAAAGGCAATTTTACCAGTTAGTTTATTAGGTAGTACTGTGAAAGATGGTTACGGAGAAGCGTTAGGAATAGCCTTAAATGATAGATTAATAATAAGAAATAAAAGATACATTATTAATTCATTTACAACTGATTTAACAAGTGGCGAGGCATCATTTGAATTAATAACTGATTACAGAGGTCCAGATGCAGCGATGAGCGTTGGATATAGATTTGCAAGTTTAGCGAATATTGAAGTAGATAACCAACCGACAAAAGTAGATGAAATTATTTATTTAAATGACTATGATAGTTTTAATATTTTAGCAGCAAGTTCCTTCTTGACTTACACACTATCAAGTAACAATACAAAGGATTTAGAAGTCGAAGTAAACGTTGCACCAAATGGCACAGCGTTGGACCGATATGATGCTATGCAAATAGATTACTATAAAAAAGGAACATTGGCCAAAACTGAATATTTAACCGTTAAACAATTAGCATAATGATAGAACAGATTTTAGAATTATTAAAAGCAAGTGAACACTATGCCGAAAGTGAATACATAGAAATAGCAAAAGGAAAAAACAAACTGAATAAGACTTGGAAAGAAGTATTTAAACAACACAAAAGACTACTGAAATGGCACAAGAAATAGACATAAATTTAAACGTAAAAACAGAACAAGCCGACAAGTCACTTGGTAGTTTAAAGAGCCAATTAAAACAAGCGCAACAAGAAGTACAAACACTTGCTGATAAATATGGTGCTACTTCGACAGAGGCTATTAACGCTGCTAAAAGGGCTGGAGAATTAAACGATAAAATTGGCGATGCTAAAAGTTTAACAGAAGCATTTAATCCAGATGCAAAATTTAAATCTTTAACAGCATCGCTTTCTGGTGTTGCTGGTGGCTTTGCTGCTTATCAAGGTGCGATGGGATTGGCTGGTGTTGAAAGCAAAGATTTAGAAAAGCAACTTTTGAAAGTTCAATCCGCTATGGCTATTGCACAAGGGTTGCAAGGATTAGGAGAAGCAAGAGATAGTTTCAAACAATTAAAGGCCGTAGCTATTGATGCTTTTAAAGGAATAAAAACAGCTATTGGAAGTACTGGTATAGGTTTGTTAATTGTGGCTTTAGGAACGATATTCACTTATTGGGATGATATTAAAGAAGCAGTAAGCGGAGTGAGCGAAGAGCAAAAGAAATTAAATGCACTATCACAAAAGAACGTAGACCAAGAGAATGAAAAGTTAAAAACAATAGGCAATCAAGATAATATTTTAAAACTACAAGGTAAGTCTGAAAAAGAAATTTTAGATATTAAAGTCAAACAAACAGACGAAGCAATACAAGCTACTGAAATAAATCAAAAAAACCAAGAGAAAACAAATATCTTGGCAACAGAGGGAGCGAAGAGAAATTATGAAATGCTAAAATCATTTATTGATTTTGTAACTATTCCGCAAAGGTTTTTATATGAAACAGCATCAAAGGCAATTAATAATATTATTGACTTATTAAATAAAATTCCGGGCGTAAATATAAAATCAAAACTTGATGAAACGTTAGGAGATAAGGCGACAGATTATTTAACAAAGTTAGGATTTGACCCAGCAGAAACAAAAGCAAAAGGCGAGGCAGTTGTAAAAGAAAGTCAAGATGCATTATTGAAATTAAAAAATGACAGAGCAGCCTATCAATTAGGAATTCGTGATATAGATAAACAAGCCGCAAAAGATGCTATACTAACAGACGAAGAGAGAAAAAAGAAATTAGACGAACTTGATAAGCAGTACAACAAACCGACAGACGATAGTTTTGATGTTTCTGGACTTGAAGCATTAGACGCATCAAACCAAGCCAAGATTGATGCCGACTTAAAATATAAAGATAGTTTACTTTCGGCAGAGCAACAATTTCAATTAACAATTTCGCAAATCCAATATGATAGTCAAACCGAAAGAGAAGCAAGAGATGAGGAAGCAAGACAAAGAAAAATTGAAGCATTCCAAGCCACAACTGAAGCACTTGGCAGCATAGCGCAAAGCGGTGAACAATTATTATCAGCATTACAATCAACTGGACTTGCAAGAGGAAAAGTTGGTCAAGCAGCTATGAAAGCATTGGCATTAGCGCAAATTGCTTCTGATAGTGCAATAGCTTTTTCAAAAATGATGCAAGGTACTGAACAGAGTGCGGCTGGAGCAGCAAGTGGAGCACCCGGACCAGCAGCGCCAGCAGTTTATTTAGCAACTAAAATAGCATTTTATGCCAGTGGTACGGCTACAATATTAGCAAATATCGCCAGAGCTAAAAAATTATTAGGCGGTGGAGGTGGTGGCGGTGGCGGAAGTGCTGGAGGTGGCGGTGGCGGTGGAGCAGTAGCAACAGCACCAACTTTCAACGTAGTAGGTCAAGGCGGAGCAAATCAAATAGCGGAAGGAATAGGAGCAAGAGATGCACAACCTTTAAAAGCCTTTGTAGTTGGTGGCGATGTTACTACACAACAATCTTTGAATATGGGAATAGTACAAAATGCAACTTTAGGATAAAAACACGTTATACAAAAAAAGAAATTATGACTTTAATTGAATTAATAATTGACGAAACGATGGAGTTAAGCGGAATAGATGCAATCAGCATTGTTGAAAATCCAGCCATCGAAGAGAATTGGATAGCTTTGAAAAATGAGCAGCCAAAAGAGTACACCTTTGCGGAAGTAGACAAAGAAAAAAAGATAATAATGGGTGCAATGCTGGTCCCAGATAAGCCGATTTACAGAAGAGACGAAGAGAATGGCGAATACTATATTTATTTTAGTCAAGACACTATTCGTAAATGTATGGAAATGTTTTTCCAAAATAATAATCAGAGCAATGCTACATTTGAACATCAAGAGGCTATCACTGGTTTAACTATGGTCGAGAGTTGGATAGTGGAAGACACCGAAAAGGACAAGTCTAACCTATACAATTTGAATGTTCCAGTTGGCACGTGGATGGGAACGATTAAAGTAAACAACGATGTGATCTGGAATGAGTTTATTAAAACCAAAAAAGTAAAAGGATTTTCAATCGAGGGTTATTTTGCCGACAAAGCTAAAACACCACTTTCAAAAGTAGATGACACCTATGAAGAAATAGCTGCCGGATTAGAATTATTAGAAATTCAAAAATACATACAAGATGCCAAAAGAAAATAAAGAATTTAAGACACCAAGCCGAACAAGTCCAAAGACCGATAAGAGGGGCTGTTTATGTGTAGACAATACTTATAGTCGAAAGTGTTGCGATGGTTCGTTACAAGCGCAAGGAATAGGCACCATTTACAGAAAGGCAGAATAAAAATGCAAAATAAATAACTAAATCGTTATACAGACGAATAATAATTAAACAATATGAAAAACACAGACATTTTAAGCAGAATTAACGCTTTGCTTTCACGAAATGTGAAATTAGAGCAACAAACGTTGGACAACGGTACAGTTGTGGAAGCGGATGCCTTTGCAGTAGGTGAGCCTATTTTCGCTATTGATGGCGATAACAAAGAGCCTTTGGAAGTAGGTAGCTATTTGATGGCCGATGGTAACACTTTAGAAGTTTACGAGATTGGTAAAATTGGTGAAATTGCATCAGCAGTAGCAGAAGAGGGCGAAACAGAAATGGCAGCCGAAACAGCAGTTGAAACAGTTGAGGAAGTAATCGAGGAAGTAGTACTTGCAGAAGTACCAGCCACAATGGAAGAAATCCTTTCAGCAGTAATGGAAGCCGTACAAGTTAAACTTGACGAACTTCAAAACAAAATTGATGCTATGATGGGTGCGCAAACTGAAATGAAAGCAACACTTTCAAGTACGGTTTCAAAAAAACCATTAACGCACAAACCAACAGAAACAAAAGTAAATTTAACAAAATCTAATTCTGGAAAAAATCTTTCAGACACAGAAGCAAGAATAATGGCAGCATTGTCAAACTAACAAATTAAAAATAAAACTTAAAAAAACAAACAATGGCTAATCAACCTACAATTACATCAAACTACGCTGGCGAATTCGCTGGTAAATATATCGCTGCTGCGGTATTAAGTGCGAACACAATCGCAAACAATGGAGTAACAGTTATTCCAAATGTAAAATACAAAACAAATATTAAAAAATTAGTAAATTCTGGCATCGTTGCAGATGCTACTTGTGATTTTACAGATGCTGGAGTAGTAACACTTTCAGATAAAGTTCTGACTGTTGCCGAAAAACAAGTTAATTTACAACTTTGTAAAACACCTTTCGAGCAAGACTGGGAAGCAAGTTCAATGGGCTTTTCTGCTTTCGATGTTTTACCAGCAACATTCTCTGATTTCTTTATTGCAAAAATGTTGAAAGACATCGCTTTGGATACAGAAACTTTCTTATGGAATTCAACAAATGGTTTAGGTAAATTACTTAAAACAGATGGCGCAACAGTAATCGCTACACCTTTGGCTATTACTTCTGCAAACGTAGTAGCAGAAATGGGAAGAGTTGTAGATGGTATTCCAGCATCACTTTACGGTACTGAAGATTTAAGAATTTATGTATCTCAAAACGTTGCAAAAGCATACGTAAGAGCATTGGGTGGATTTAGCGTTGCAGCTACTTCAAACAATGGAGTTCAAGGTTTAGGAACACAATGGTACAACGGTCAAGAATTAACCTTTGATGGTGTTCCAGTATTCGTTGCAAATGGTTTACCAGCAAACGTAATGGTGGCTGCTCAAATTTCTAACTTATTTGTTGGATTTGGATTGGCAGATGATGCAAACATTATCAAGACTATTGATATGGCTGATTTAGATGGTTCCAAAAACGTTCGTTTTATCGCTCGTTTCACAAGAGGTATTCAAGTTGGAATAGGTGCTGACTCTGTTACTTACGGAATAGCATAATTAAATTAAATGCCACCTTGTAAAATGGGTGGCTATTTATTAACTTTTAAAAGACAACAATATGAGTACTTGCTTAATGGCAACTGGTAGAAAACTACCTTGCAAAGATGTAGTCGGTGGAATTAGAACAATATACTTTGCCGATTATGGTACACTTGGAACATTGACTATAACTGCCGGAACACTAACTGCGATTAGTGGATCTGGAACAAACTTTTATAAATATGATGTAAAAGGCGGAAATAACTTGGAGCAAACAATTACTTCAAGTGATGAGAATGGCACAACATTTTACGGACAAACTGTTACGGCAGTATTAACTAAAATGGATGTAGCTACACAAGTTGAAATTCAAAAAATTGTATCACAAAGACCACACGTATTTATCGAGGACAACAACGGAAATTATTTTGCTGTTGGTTTGACAAGAGGATGCAACGTTAATGGTACAATTTCAACTGGAACTGCTTTAGGCGATATGAATGGATACACTTTAACAGTTACAGCAGAAGAGCCTATTATGGCACCGTTTGTAACTTCAACAGTTGTAACTTCACACGCATCACCGACACAAATAACACCGTAATTTTTTTTCATTTATTTTTTTAAAAGCCGTTGCAAATTGTAGCGGCTTTTTTTTATGCAAAAAAATAAATTTATTCGTTACACAAGTA